GTTCCTTTCTATACTATGGTCGTCTATTAACCTTGTTCGTGCAGTCGTAACCGCACGAAAAGCACAGGTATACAACCTTATTATATATTTATCACTTGACCGAACAAAAATCAAACAAAATTTTGGGAAGCATATTTACAAATTATGTACAAGTCTATTTCCCTTTAGACTCTAGCGGAGCTCTCGCTTTCTTGACCCTAGCCGCCTGCCTAGGAACGTGCGCGTTCATAACCGTGTCCACTGGACCAGGATACCAATCAATAGCGTTGTTAAACAAACCACTAAGCTCGAAATCCTGCGCTCCACAGTAATACACGTTAACCTGAAAAGTCCCTGACACTGCATCAATCGGCATCGGGGGATTCAGAACACGCACTGAAAATTGACCCATAGAATACTGAGCTGTATCAATATTTGAGCCATTATTCACTTTCTTCCACACAGTTGGCGAACGCCAGGGGAACACAAAACTAGTCTCGGACACGCCACTCACTTCCAATATACAAGAGTACTGTCCTAAAGCTTCATTTATGTTCAACCCTGCCGCCTCAAAAGCAACATGGGAACACACTTGGAGCCTAGCAGTATGAAAAGCTGTCGCCTCAACCCGCAATTTGTAAACCAAACCACCGCGCCAGTAACTAAATGGTAAGCTAACATAGCTCAACATAGTTGGCACAATAGTGGCACCTACTGGGACCGAGAACAATTCAAAACACGGACACAGATCTCCCACGAAGACAGAGTCCCCGGGTTGGTTCATCACAGACACTTGGAAAGTACCTATGTAACTGAACCTATCTATCGTCATGTTTCGAATAGCCATTTCATCTGCTGGGTTACCAGTCGCTGTAGCCGTTGCCAAGGGCATATCGCGACCGTCCAAGCCTAGTGTGTAACCATAAGTAACATTGGTCGTGTTACTAAGTTCGGAATACGTGCGATTTGAGACTGGCGGTGGATTGACACCGCAGTTTGGCTTGTCATTAGCATGGAGAGAAGTTTCCCCCCCAGTAAAATTATCACTACTACCGCTAGCGTCTATAGTGCCACTCATGGCTCCAGCTATATTATAACTAACGTTTTTCGTGATAACTCCACCTTGCATGACATACTTAACTTCAGTATCCTCTACGATACTAGTGTCTGTTGGATTTATTACAGCAAAATCACAACCTACAAACCTAGCAAATAGAGAAATACTAACAGTAGTATTAACGGCTGCAGCCCCCACTAAAAGTGGGTTAACAACCACCAAACAAAACGTACCGATGAGATTGTCATCAGTGCGTGTTCTCAAATCCAAATGAGTTTTGTAGTGTACAAATGGCACCAACAACTCAACATTATCGCATCTACCTGCCGAAGCCACGACATGTCTAGCAGCGGAAATCGATCTCATTCCGTCATTAGCCACCGTCATTGCTTGCTCTTTACTCATCAAAGGGTACCAAACCAAAGCTAAAGAACCACAAACAAAAGCATTTGACTGTAACTGCATACGTAAGGCTGTCGAGCCATTAAAGTAGCAGTACTGTTTAAATGCATTTTGCATGGGTTTAGCTTTAATCAAATCCCAAGGACTAGTAAACGTAGCTAGAATTGATCCTGCTGCATCATTGACACCCCAACCTACAGTCGTCACTAATTGTTCACGCTCAACTACTTGCAAGTTGCTCGGAACTGACTCCTGCATACTGTAATGTCCACTAGCAGTATCCTTACCACCTGAGCTAACCACCACACTACCTCCAACAATTGGCACACTAGTGCCACTTTGCATAACATACTCAAAGTCCTCCTTCGAGTCTGAGTTCCCGCGCCTACGTTGAGCGACCGGATTTCCAAAACCATAAGCCGGTGAATTACTCCACCGCTTCATTGAATATCCAGCCGTAACATACATCGGTGTCATCGGAACACTCAAGCCTTGACTGCCATTATTAGCAATTAAGATAGCATCTGGAGTCACCCCCATCAACTGTCTCCATTTCACATAATTCCAGTTCTCGTCATGCATTGTGAAGGTGCTTGCTAGCACATTCGGTGTACCCCATTGATCCACGAATCTATAAACAGTGCCACTAGGAGTGGCTTGAAACGAATTCATGGGATTTGCCATGGTACTAGATGGGGTTGAATTGATCGTAACCGTCCATGGCACACACTGCAAGGTGTAACTAGTGTTATCTACGTTAAAAGTTCCAGTAGAACCAGTCAATACGTTTCTGGGCTGACCATCTCGAATGTTATAGCCCAGCAAACGCAAGATCTTGTCCTGCACGTTCACACTCGGAAATGTGAAACTCGTCAACGTAGCCACTCCAGTAGCCGGCAGTGTGGCAGTCTTAATAGGTACCCATCCATTCACTAAAGACTGCGTGAAAGGAATGACGATAGTAGACCCCAGAGTTGGTACCAATTTGATGAATTCTGGGATATTAACCGGAGTGCCTCCTGAGTGAGGGTACACACTAGTTAAAGGGGAAATTGACGGAACCCTACACATATTTGAAAACCTAAAACCATCTCCAGCTGAAACATAAACCATATACTCGTCAGCGGATCGGATCTTCAAGGTAATTGTGCCAGGATTCACAGAATCACTTTTCAACTCTCCACCAAACCATGGCACTTTCAACAATGTGTACCGGGTTGTAGTGGGAACCTGAAACTCAAGATTTTCTTCCCCAATAGCTTGTGGTCCCATCTTGTAACCACCAAAATCCTCTAGGTATTGTGGACCAAAAGGACAGGTCAAATCGATATTAGTGCAAACAGTTGCAAAAGCTTTCTGCCCAGTAGTAGACCTACTGTAAACCTTATACCGAAAATTCCCCATCCACGTCCTATACATCCCAGAGAACCAGGCAATAGCCCCAGGTTGACACGCATGTCCATACGCAGTCCCGACATCCGGATCCACTGTCTGCAAAAGTGGCATGGCTTGTTGTAGGACATGGTCTGTCAGGGGGGTTGGGTCATCTGTCCAGCTAGTCACCAAAGCATAATACCGCTTCACTATATTTCCAACGGTATTAACATCGCGACTCAAAACTGGTGTAGACTTTGCACCTCCAACTCCACCTAATGCGACCATATCACCCTTGGTTTCAACAGGGACAACTGAAGGTGGAGGCAACTCTCCGGACTGCATAACCACTCTGTAGCTGTCCAGGCCCTCCTCAACTTCTAATGGAATACAACCATACTCAGGTATGTAAGCATAGTCAGGCCCTCCATCCCCAGAACCATAAATCTCACAAGCAATCGTACCATCATGCCAGCGTTTCCCAACATCACTCCAACTAAGCGGTATTTCTCGTATGTTACAACGAATCCAAACCGCCCAAATGCGTTTTCTCCACATGTCAAACACCTCGCGACCTTGCGGCCAAACTCTGCTCAAAACATCATTCCCATCTAAGATAATAGCCTCTTGTAGAGGTATCTTCGAATATGAATATGATAAAGTTTTAAGCAAAGTAGCCTCTTCGGTTCTGGGATAAAACTGCACACCTGGAATAAGCGCATTGGACGCCATGGTTGTTTGTTTGAGAAATTCACATGTTAGTATACTTTGTAATTTTGCATCATCTTCGGTAGGTTTCTCTTTCGAACCCTTAGTATAACCTACACCGAAACGAGCCAAAACTAAATGCATACTATAAGCATTGAACCACTCAACCAAACGAGAAACTGATTGGACTATGTCATCACCAAAGGTCATTGGACGCACATTCTTGCGATAGTGCTCCAAAGAAGCCATGCTTGGACAATAGTCCTCAGCTGCCAAAACAAAAGCCATACGAGAGAATACGTTGGACTCAATTGAATTAAACAAAGTTGTGGTATAACCACCACTTAGCATAATGCAAAAAGCCCTAAATAAAACTCTACCAACAGCAATGTAAGCATGCGAAATAGCCACTCCAAGTACATAACGTACTTTATCATCATCCTCACTCCACGTAGCACTATGGCGTTTGTACCAAGCATTAATGGCTCTAACCAACTCATGAACCATCTGCTCATTACAATTACGCTCAAAGTGCTCAAAATCGCCGTCAAAGCCATAGGCTGAATTCTTTGCCAAGTGTTTGATTAGTGTATCCCATTGCGAGCTGTGCACGTTCATCCCAACTGCAATTCCAAACACTATCGGGTTTGAGTACACGTGGTCTAACAAAGCTCCAAAATATCGCCGCATCAACATAACCAAATCTACAGGACACCCAATCACCATACGGGTCTTCAAATCCTGTATCTTCTTCTTTGGACGCAGCTCATCTTTTGGAATCACCTTCCAAACCCAGGGGTAGACTTCACCTCTACGCAACATCTCCTCCTGCACTCGCAAATTGTCCACCAACTCTTGATCTCTAACACTCCACAAACCAGTCTCTTCATTGAGATCAAACATCCATCGCTTACCCTTCACACCAACTGGGCGACGCAATGAATACTCAACCCCTTCTGAAGTGCCCATAATTAAACGAGCCATAGCACCACGACCATTCACCATCTCCTCCATGTTCATCAACCTCACCTCACGTTCTGGTTGAACCCGCTCAAAACAATCGAAAACATCTTCCATACAAGCTCGTAAAAGCTTATTTGGAAAAGGTCTGAGTTTAGTAGCCTGATGAACACGTTCCAAACTAACGCGAATAATCTCCTTGGGTGGATGCCCAGGATTGGTCGGGTGCAGGGTACTGGTTACTGCAGGCTCAAATTCCCGCGTATGCCAAGGTTCCAACAGATAGGGCAAAGGTCGAGCAGTACATTTCTTATTGGTGTGCGGTTTGAAGTGTGGCATCACACTAACCATCTTCAAATCACACTCTAATTTCGACTCACCCACATCCTGTTTCACTATCGCAGGATATTTATCCGGGTCCTCACCTGGGGGTGCATGCTGCATCACTACCACACATCCAGTCGCAGCTGCATTAGCTTTGATCAACTCGTCAACCATCTCCTTGTGTATGATCAAACCAACGCCATTCAAACCCATACTGCCAGAGGATTTTGTAGCCACATGCATACCCACCACACGAGAACAACCATCCACATCCAGGGTTATTAACTTTCCACAGTCACCAGCCAATTTTGAGGCGTACTTCAAGGAGTGTGGGAGATAAAATGAACCAACCACTTTATCCCCATACTCAACTTTAATACTCTCCAACTCAAAAGGCAATGGCGTACACTGCGAATCAGATAAGAACTCACCTTTAGCACTCACTAGATCCAAAACACGCTGTATGGGCAGAAAACGACTACGGATATCCGTCCTTGGGGGGACAGCTATTCCAAAATCATACATAATCACATCCTGCGCCAAACCATTCTTCATAGAGTACGTAGTCAAACGCTTCCGCTCAAACGCAACTACTTTACTTCCAGAATGAAAGTTAACAGTCATATTCACACCTTCCTTCAAAAACTGTTCACCTTCACCGCGGAAGCCATGCGCTGGAAAAATGGCCTTGGTCCCAGCAACAAAAACACCGTAAATGTAAGTTAACGGTGTGTGCACACTGACCATATTAGCACGCAAAATCGTCTGTTCCTGCTCAGTTGATTGTAACCAATACTTATCACCTTTCAGGCCACGTTCAATTTCGGCTTGCTTCAAATTCTGCCGATTCTCCCACATACGTCTATCACTACGGTAGAATTTACCAGTATCATCACGAACCCAAGATTGCATATCAGGATCAACC